ACAACATTTGGTAAAAGAAAAAGAGGGATAGCTAAAAAATCATTTAATAAACACAGTCCAAGACCTAAAAAATATAAAGGTCAAGGAAGATAAAACAATAAACTATGGCGGTAAAAAACTTAAACCCAGTTACAGGCATAATGGATTTTAAAACATTCTCAAAGAATCCTATTGTAGCTACATTATTTTTAGTACTTATAGCAATATCTTATTTATACATTGATGTTAAATCTACTTTTAAAGAACAAATAGTATCACAGAATGCTAAAGTTATTAAATTAGAAGAAAAAGTTGATGTGATGCAAATACTTCTAAGGAGGACAGATTCTTCATTAGCTGCTGCCACAACTAAATTAAGTACATTGGAACAATTAGGTAAAATTCAAATGATTAAATAATGAAGTACATATTTTTATTACTATTAACAGGATGTAGTTTGTCTGCTCAAAACGATAGTAATGAGCAAAAGAAAGATGCTGAATATCAAAAGTTAATTAATGATGTAAAGAATAATCACAATACCTTTAACAGAGTACAGGCTAAAGCCAAAGCAAAAGAAACTAAGTTAGTCTATCAAGCAATAAGTAAAATAGCAATTTTAAGTGAAGAAGTGAAAAGCCTTAAAAATGATATAAGTAAAATAAAGGTAGATACAATATACATACACGATACGATACAGATTAAAGAGAAAAAGAACTTTTGGGGTAAAACAAAAGTAGACACTACAAATAATTAATATATGAAAAAGTTATTTAATTGGTTAGCAGGATTTTTCAGTTCAGAAAGTGGTACATCAAGTAAAAGACTTGTAGGCATTATAGGTGCTTTTGTTTTGTTCTTTACTATGTTCGATAATTCAAGGTCTGAAAGCCACTTTGCACCTGCTGATTCTTTAGTATGGGCAACCTTTGCATTAAGTGCCACTGCACTTGGACTTACAACTATTGAAACAGTAACAGATTTAATTAAAGGCTACAAAGAAAAGAAAGATAGCTAAACTATATTTAATGATAAACGATAACGAGATTACAAAGTTAGGTAGACCTACAAAGTACAAAGAAGAATACTGTGAAATGCTCATAGAACATATGGCAGAAGGCTATTCTTTTGAATCTTTTGGGGGAGTTATTGAAGTTGCTGAAGATACTTTATACGAATGGGCGAAGGTTAATAAGAATTTTTCCGACTCCAAGAATATAGGAACGCAAAAAAGTATGGTTTGGTGGGAGAAAGTAGGGCGTAAAGGAATGATGAACGATATACCTTTCTTTAACGATAGAATCTGGAGGTTGAATATGATTAACAGATTTAGGAGTAAGTGGACTGATGGAACGAAGAACGAGAATAATAACAATGTTAAAAAAGAAATAGTTGTCAGATACGCAAACAACAGAGATAACGCTACCGATTCCACACAAGAGCCAGAAACAGATTCTTAACTGTAATAAGCGGTTTATAGTTTTAATGTGTGGCAGGAGATGGGGTAAGTCCTTAATCTCTCAAAGTATAGCTATAGAGAATGGTCTGGATAATAAAATAATAGCATACGTTACACCTACATACCAACTTGCTAAAGTATTCTTTGATGAACTGATTAAAATTATACCTGCTGAAATCATTACATCTAACAGGTCTGATTTAACCATTCAGTTTATTACAGGTGGGGTAATACGATTTTTCACAGGGGAAAGGTTAGACAACTTCAGAGGTCTAAAGTTCCATATGGCTATCATTGATGAAGCATCCTACATTCCAAACTTAGAACAAGGATGGCTTAATAGTATTAGACCAACTCTGACAGACTTTAAAGGGAAGGCAATCTTTCTATCAACTCCAAGAGGACAGAATTACTTTTACTCTTTGTTTATGAAGTCAGATGCTAATTGGGCATCTTATAAGTTCAGCACATACGATAACCCACACATTGACAAGGATGAGATAGATGATGCTAAAAGCCAATTACCTTCAGCGGTATTTGAGCAGGAGTATATGGCTAATCCTATGGAGAATGCAGCTAATCCATTTGGTAGTGAGCATATCAGAGCCTGTATCAGACCAATGAGTTATAACGAGCCTGTATGTTACGGCATTGACCTTGCCAAGTCTTATGACTTTACAGTTATCATAGGACTTGATTTGAACGGCATTGTCTGCTATTATGAACGATTCCAAAGGGATTGGTCAACCACAAAACAAACCATCCTTAAACTGCCTAGAAAGCCTATTGTAATCGATTCAACAGGAGTAGGTGACCCAATCTTTGAGGACTTACAAAGGGAAGGTTTACAGATACAAGGGTTAAAGTTCACACAGGGAAGTAAGCAACAGTTGATGATAGGACTACAGACAGCTATCCATACTCAAAAGATAGGCTACCCAGATGGGGAAATAGTCAGGGAGTTAGAAGTCTTTGAATATCAGTACTCTGCAACAGGGGTAAAGTACTCTGCCCCCTCTGGATTTCACGATGATTGCGTTATGGCACTTGCTTTAGCGTGGCATAATATGAACTTTAAGGCAGGTTCAGGTAGGTACAACTTCTTATAATGCAACAATGTTGCAAAAATACTTTAAAAATAGTTGTAGTATATTGACTTTTGTATTAACAATAGGTTTATCTTTGGTATTCAATAACAAATAAACCACTACACAATGACACAAACAGCACACAGAAATTTAATCTTAGAAATTTCAGAAATCAACGAAGAAACAAATGTTTTTACCATTGCTAAAAATATGATGAAAGCTTTAAGGAATAATGAAATAACAAGTAGACAGTATGATTTACTTGCAGGAGAATTACAATTAGAGTGCCTTCGCCAAAAACTCCCAACATCAAACTTAATTTGTTCTTTATTTTAAAACACAAGGGGTGCAGCATCCTATCAACTGCAATAACCATCTAAACTAAACATTATGAAGTATTACAAAGTAACAATCGGAACGAAAGTAGAAACAGTTTATCAACCATCTTTAAAAGAAGCTAAACAACTTGCTCAATGGCTTAAACAAAAATGGGGCATCAATGGTAAAACTACTGTTAAATTAATTGGATACATAAACCAGATAAACTAAACACAATGATTTACGAAATCAGAACAAAGAAAGAAGTTATCAGACCTTACCATTCCAATTACAATAAGTATATGCAGAAGAAGATAATGGAAGTCTATGTAGGGGTTATAAATCCTTATGGGGATTATATGATAATGGACTGCACAGGACCACACAATGCAATCTACCACACAGAAAGAGAATTACCACAGGTAGAAAAGATACTACAGAAAGAAGGCATCATTTACACTATAAACAAAATCAACAATGGAAAACTTAACAAACAAACAGGCAGCAGTAGGGTTAACAATAATTTTAATTCTGATACTTCTGGCGGACAACTTTTAGAATGCGATATATGCGAAGGCACAGGGTGGTTAGATATTAATCATACCTGCCCAAAATGTGAACCATAATCTATTGTTATATCAAAAACTTTATTTAACTTCGCTAAAACCATCTACAATGAAATCTTATTTTAACGAGTATTTAGAATCCGAAATGAATGCTATAAAAATTCAAGGAGAAGTTGATTCCCTTGCTATAGCCTTTAAGTATGTAATTAAAACCTTGACAGACGAACAAGCCAAACTTGCCAAGACTTTTATAGAAATGGTAACAATATCAGATAAAACAAAAACAACCATATATGATTCACGATTTACTGAAAACAGAAAGGACTAAGCAAGGATTAACACAGAAACAACTTGCTGACAAAGCAGGTGTTAGCTTCGTAAGTATTAACCGTATTGAGAAAGGAAATCTCCCCAGAGTTTCTGTAATCAATCAAATCTTTAAAGCACTTGGAAAAGACCTACAATTTGTTATTGCAGATTCTGCTCTGGTCAATTAAGCTAACAGCTTACACGATGATTTTAATAATAGCCTTGCCAATTATATTGGTGGGGTTATTATTAGAGTTAAAGGAATGGTATAATAACATTCATTATTAATAATACTAATATGACTTGGGAAGATATTAACTTATTTAAATATCAAAGGCTTATCCCTGTTTTGCAGGAAGGAGAAAACATAGACCAATACTCAAAGATAATTGGCATCCTTTATGATATGACAGATAACGAAGTTAATAGCTTGTCAATAAGCCAATACTTAGATTTAAAAGCAAAGGTTAACTTACTTTTAAACACAGACATCAAAGGTCAGCCTGTTAAGTACATTAAGTTGAAAGGTCGCAGGTATAAGTGCATTTATGATATAAGGAACTTACCTGCTGCCAGATACATTGAAACAAAAGTATTTAGTGAGGACTTTATAGGCAACATTCATAAGATAGCTGCATCAATGGTAATGCCTATGAAGAAAACTTTATTCGGTTGGAAGTTGGATAAGTACGATGCCAGTAAACACGATGTGTACGCACAGGATATGTTGGAAGCAAGGTTTGTAGATGTGTATCAGAGTGCAGTTTTTTTTTTAAGTGTTTATCTGAATTGGATAAAAGTTTCGCAGGATTATATGATACAGGAGTTGAGCAAGACAGTAACCCATTCGGAAGCAGTAAAGGAGGTAGCAGATTTGTTGAAGTTTATGGATGGCATTATACCATATACGAAATTGCCAAGCTCAACAATCAAG